CTATTGAAGCTACAAATATAGCAGAAAGAAAAAGATTAATTCAAGAATTAATTGATAAAAACGTAGAATTAGAATTTGCAATAAGTAAAATAACTACTAGTCTTGAAGAACAACCTACTTCGGGATTTTTGTCAACATTTAGTGATGCAGTTGAAAAATTTAAGGAAGATGCAGGTTCTGCTTCAAATACTATTGCCGATTCTTTTGGGAGAACATTTGCAGGTTTAGAGGGTATTTTTACAAACTTTTTTAAAACTGGTAAATTAAGATTAAAAGATTTTACAAATTTATTTCTTGGTGAATTAGCTAGGATTATTGCAAGAGCTTTAGTTTTAAATATTTTAACTGGTGGTAAAGCTAGAGCTTTTAGTAATTTAGGTGATTTATTTAGAGAAAGAGGAGGTACAGTTTCTGCAAATAAACCTTATTTAGTTGGAGAAAGAGGAGCTGAAGTTTTTGTACCAGGTAAAACTGGAACTATAGTATCAAATCAAAACATGCAAGCTGGTGGGGCAGGAGGTATGCCAGTTAATATAACTTATAATATACAAGCTTTTGATTCAAAAGATACAATATCAGCTATAACTGAAAACGCACCAACAATATCAGCTATTATAGAAAGTGAATTTAACAAAAGAGGTAGAAGAGGTTTTGTATCATGAGTGGAAGTTTTCCAACATCACCAGCAGCTAGCAGCGTCAATATAAAATCTATTGAACCTACTTTAGTTTCTATTACACAAAATTTAAAAAGACAAGTAAGAAGAAGAGGGGGACAAAGATGGTCTTTAGAAGTAGAGTTTCCGCCAATGACAAGAACAGAGTTTGCTCCAATATACGCTTTTGCTATGAAGCAACAAGGACAGTTTGAAACATTTACTTACATACCACCTGTTATTAGCACATCACAAGGAGATATAAGCGAATCTCCTGTAGTAGATGGTGCAGTATCTGTAGGTGCAAATTCAGCAACTATAGACGGTTTGACCGCCTCAGAATCAGGAATTATAAAGGCTGGTGACTTTTTTAAATTTAGTGGTCATTCTAAAATATATATGGCTACAGCTGATATGGATGCAGACGGCACAAGTCATGCTACACTTAATTTTGCACCTAATCTTTTAAATGCAGTTGCAAATGATGAAACTATAACTTTTGCATCTGTGCCATTTACAGTTTCTTTTACTGAAGATATTACGCAGTTTGCGACAGATACTTCCGCTTTATTTGGTTTTAGTATGACTCTTATAGAAGTGTTTTGATGAAATGGATAGAGGTAGTACAAGCGGATTTCAAACAGAGATTGTAAAATCTTCAAACAAACCTTTTCATTTAGTAAAATTATCTTTTGATGACGTTAGTTATTTTTTATCTGATGCTTATATTCCTGTAACGTATGATTCAGATACTTATACACCAACAGGAAGTTTTTTAAATTTTTCAGATATTGTTGAAACTAATGAAGCTAATATCGAAACTATAACTATTTCTTTATCAGGTGTAGATCAAATATATTTAAATTTATTTTTAGCAGGAGGATATTTAGATAGAACAGTACAAATTTATAAAGCTTTTTTAGATAGTAATGATGCTTTAGTATCAGACCCATTGTTAATATTTGATGGAAGATTAAATAATCCTGTAATAAAAGAAGATGTTGATAATGGTACAAGCACTGTGTCTGTTCAGGCAAGTTCTTTATTTGTTGATTTTGAAAGAATAAATGCAAGATTTACAAATAACGAATCACAACAAAGTTTTTTTGCAGGTGATACTGGATTTAGATTTTCTTCTGTTGTAGTTAAAGAATTAAATTGGGGACAAACAACAGGAGCTACAGCGTCTGGAGGTGGTAGTTCAAGTGTATCAACACAAGGTACTACAACATCACCGATTAACAATACTTCACCAGCGCAAAAAAGTATTTTTAGAGAAATAAAACCAACAAATCCTTCTTTTAGTCTACAATCTGGTTCTGTAGTAATTCATATAAATTATGCAAATAGAAGTACTGCAAATTTTTCTGTAGGTCAACAAGTTAAAATAAATGGTTTTGAATCAAAAACATTTGATGACGGTGAGTATATTTTAAGCAGTGCAATAAATCATTCTGAAGGAGCTGGAACTCATGCAATAGTAGCTTTAGATTCAGATGGTTTTGGTTTTACAATTGCAGTACCTAATACAGTAACATCTGTTAAATCAGGTAAATTTGGTGGTAGTGAAATAACTGTTGATGATGAATTAGTTGTTCCAATATTAATACAAACTACATCTGGTTCTAATTCTATTACTGTTAATGCTGATAATTTTGCAAAAGTAGGAGAAGCTGTTTCATTTAATTTAGATACAACATCAGTAGGTGGTATAAGTAGTTCAATACTTTCGTTAGATCATAAAATAACATCTAGAACAACTGATACATTGACTGTTGCAGTTACACAAAAAAATATTATTATAGGTAAACCTTTAAAAACTACTTCTGGTTCTACTTCATTAGTAATAGATATTTCAGAACATGCTTTTGGAGTAGGTGATACATTTACTATTTCTGGAGCAAGTGCAACTGGTGGTATACCTGCGTCAGATATAAATAAATCTCATACCATAACAGCTGTTACTAATAATACAGTTACTGTTGTTGTTTCTACAAGCGCAACAAGTACTGTAATAGATGGTGGTAGTTCAGTTCGTTTAGATGAAAAAATAATAAGAACAAATCCTATAGAAACTACTTCATCTTCTGCAACAGTAAAAGTATATTACTCTAGTCATGGTTTAGCAAATGGTGACACTATTACCTTAGAAGGTTTAGATGATGTAGTTGTCGATGCTTCTAACACAGATTATTTTACAATTACTTTATCAGAAAGTGCTACATCTTCAGAATTTGGAGGTGGCTCAGATGGTGTATTAGAAAGACCAGTAAAAGCTACATCAACTGTAAATTATGGTTCTCCTGATAGTAGAATAAATTTACCAACAGAAATAAGATGATAGATAAATTTAAAGCAAATCAATACATTGAATCAAAACTTAATGAACCTTTTTCCTGGGGAACTAACGATTGTAATACATTTATTGTTGAATATTTTGATAAAGTGTTAGGTACAGATCTATTAAAAATAATTTATAAAAAATATTCTACAAAAAAAGGTGCAATTAGATTTCAAAAAGAATTTGCTCAAAGAATATCAGGAAGATGTTTACAATTAGGCATGCAAGAATATCATCCAACAAAAGCTATATTTGGCGATATATTAGTCAAACATAATGAAAATTGGGATTCATGTCATATATGTATTGGTAGTAAAATGGCATCAGTAGATGAAAAAGTAGGAACAGCAATTTTGCCAATATATAATTTCAACGATTTTGATGCTGCTTATAGATTTAATTATGAAAATTAAAAAAATAATATTTTTTACAACAACCTTATTTTTTACAGGAAGCGTATTTAG